CTCTGAACCTTTTCTAATTTCTGGTCTAACAATGAATTAGTTTTATTATTGCTCTGCTGCAATCTTTCAAGAACCTGTTTCATTCCTTCAGTTATAGTTAAGTTTTCCCCTTGTAAATTAAGAAAGTCTTTAAATCTGTCGGGTATTTGTCCATCTGCACCCATAGACTCCTTAAGATCTTCTAATAGTCCCAATTGCTCTTGGAATAAATCTTTATCTGCTGAAAGAGTGCCTAGTACACGCTTTGTGTTTTTGACCATTGTATTGAAGGCGTCTTGTGCGTATTGAGCAACCGTTTTTACAGGCCTAGCCCCAAATAAGTTACCTAAAAGTCCGCCCATTATCCCTGTAACCGCTCCGCCAAGGAAAGATGACATAGCAGGCACCATACCTGATACCCCAGCCTGTATTGCATTAGATATCGGACCACCAGACCCCATTTGAACTTTTATGACATCCTCAAATGATCCTGAAAACAATTTAGCTGATGACTCGCCAAAATCTCGCATTGAGTTAAGCGTCTCTTCATTTATTTCTTTGATATGTTTTGTTAATAATTTATCTTCTTCAATCTCTTTTTTTCTTGAAGCATCTTTGACTTTTGCTACTTCTTTAACATAATTTTCCTCGATTTTAATTCGTTTTTTTGAGGCGTCTTCTCTTATCTTTGTTAGTTTATCTGATGTAAGCTCAGTTCGATTGACTTCTTTTTCTGCAAAACCGCCCATAGATTTATTTGCCCTATTACCAAATGACAATATAGAATCCAAAATCCTGTCACTCAATTTATCCTGAGCTTTTTGTAGTTCATCCCATATTGCTGTGTATGTTTCAGCTCTAAAAGGTGCTGCCATTAGATTTGTAGCAATTGCCGAAAATATTTTTATTCTAGTCTCTAAGTCTAATAAAAATAGATCCATCTTTCGATTAAACTCAGGCAAATGGCTCGTATCTGTAATATCTCTTATAGCTGCTGCTAATCCCTTAGCACGAGGTAATAGTTTATTTCCTATGGCAACACTCAACTGAAATAGATTGTCTTGAATGTTTGATATAATCCCAAAGAACGCTTTATTCTGTCTCTCCATTAAATTGAAGAATTTACCACCCTCCCCCGACATACTCTTAAACGCGGCTTCTACTTCTTTAAACCCAATCAAACCCCTGGATGTCATAGCTGCTATTTCAGCCTTTGTTTTACCTAAGTTTTTAGCCAGTTCCGATAATAATGGAACACCGGCTACGGCAAAGTCTCTCAATTCCCGACCAGTTAACTTACCCTGGGCCTGAACCTGTCCATAGTTTAATGCCAGTCGTCTGAAGTCTATCCCAAGCCCTGCTGCCACATCCCCTAAGGCCTTCATTGTAGGTATTAACTTCTTTGCTTCAATTCCCATACCAAGCAATAGTTTAGCGTTATCGGTTAGCCCCTGGAGCTCAAATGGCGTTTTAGCTGCGAACTGTGCAAGATCCTTTAATAGCTTTTTTGCTTCTGTTGCCGATCCAAGCATTGTAGTAAATGCAATTTCCCATTGCTCTGTTTTTCCTGCGGCTCTTAGAAATATAGCGGCTGTTGCGCCGGCGGCAACACCAATGGCGGCAACACTCTTAGCCGCTTTTTTAGCGACACTAGTTAAGGATGCTATGCCACGATTAAGTTTTTTAAGACCAGTAGAAAACTTGTCTTTTAATCGGACTATTACATTAACATTTTCATTTCTTGCCATAATTACCTTCCACGGGTTTGTTCTTTATTTAATTTATCTTGAATTTTGTTTTCTTGATCGATCCCTTCACTTGCTACGATATGATTAAATGTAAAATCACTGATACTCAGTTTCAAAAGATCGCTTGGTAAACATGAATATCGTTTAGACAGCACATCATATATTACTGCCTGCGTCTTCGAAATAGACCGAACCGAGGTCCCTTTTTTTTTACAGAAAAACAGTGTTGAACAATAATGTCATACAAATCATTACCCACCATATAGTTTTCTATAACGTGCTTAATCAAGGGCTCGACATCATAATTGCCATCAATGCTAACAATCGCCTTATTAAACAGTCTAACCCAAACCTTCTGAACATCTTTTAATGTTGTCTGTTTCTCCTTTTGTTTCTTATAGAAAGCATTGGCTTCAATATCCCAATCACTTATCGGAACGCCTTGCTTATCCAGAAAGTCGTCCGGGGTAACCTTCCTTATTTCGTAGGCTACCCCATCCACGTCCACATTAATTACATCGAGTATTTTCTTTTCAGTATCAGAAAACATATATTCTTTTAATACCTAGTAGGCGGCAACATCATTGATGAGCGTTGCAGATATATCAGTATTGGTGGTCGTTGGATCTTCACCAGATCGTATCGCTGTTATCTCAGGCTCAACCATTAATGTGTCTGGCCCCCCAACTTCATGATCCCCGGCATTGTAAAACACCTTAGGCAAGACGACCTCTAATGTATTGTTCGCTTCTGCCGTAATGCTTGGCCCTTCTAAAAACAGCTTTATTGATGCCTGGCTGTTCGCTATAAATCGGTCATAAACTGCTGTGGTATCGGCTCTCATGGTTAGCTTTAGAGAAATATCTCTCATGCCAGGCGGTAATTGTTGAACGGTGTTTGTCCCAATACTTCTAACGTTGTTGTCGTTTGTTAGATTATTGTTAACGGTGAGTTCAAATCCTACAATCTCCTCATATGCTGTGGATGTAAGAGACGCAACCGTTTCAGCATATTGAAACTGCCCATCAGTAAATAAGAATGGTCTAGTAGCACTAAAACCGATTGCAGTATCTGCAATAGCTGTTGTTGTCGTCCCTGCTTTTCCTACGATATCATAACTGGCGGATATAGGACTCCCAATCTCTGCACTTATCGTCATTTGATTAATTCTGCAACCGGTATATCGTCTAGAAATGGTTGGCCCTTTTCTGACATCAATTGTCCACGATGTTGTGCTCCCTAGTAACAAATCATTATCAACTGTAATGCTGTGAGTGTATGCGGCGCTGGTAAGTGACGTTGTGTTTATAGATCCCCCCATCCCTGCGAGAAATAATTGGATCCCATCTACTGGGTGTAAATCCATTTCAATTGAGCCATCCACAACCTGATTCATTTGAAAACGACGATTATATGATCTAGTTGCGTTTATCCCCTCTGATTTTTGCTCATCGATCTTCTTTGTTAATGATATGCTTCTAAATTCGAAAGCTGCCGTTCCTGCTGCTGAGGTATTGGGCGTTCCAAATGTTGTCTCTGTTAATACTGTCGCTGCTGACCGATAGCCTTGTTCTGCGTTTGATCCGATTGGCATAATTAATCACCTTCCCTGATTCTTTTTTTAGGCTCTTTGTATGATTCCCAGACTCTGCCTCTTCCTATTTTCATTCTTAAAAATTGTTTGGCCATGTCTGCGGGTAATTCAATTATGTTTTGCTCTGGATTATCGCTCGGAAAAGTTCTATTCAAATAACATCTTTTGCTTGTTAGAATATATTTAAGTTTTATTTTATCATTCTTCTGCTTTTTTGGCTCTTGATTAATTTTTGTGATCGACTGTCGTTCTGCTTTTTTGTTCTCTGGCATAATTACTATCTCCTTTTGATCTGTAGTCAATCGAACAACCGTATATGACTACATCTTCACTACACAATAATTCTTTGGCCGCCTCAAAACTCTTTATGTCGGTAACTTCAAATTTTTTACTTTTTACGGCCCTTAACTCTTGCTCATTCAATGCCCTTCTGTAATTTAATATGTTTCCCAATGCATCCTCAAGATTCTCAACTCTTGGTATACCCAGTATCCCCTCATCGTTTGTATTGATTACCTTTTTGGCTCCAATTTGTCTTGTTATCCATTCGTATAGCCAACGGCAGGAAAACGATAGGTTATGACTAGTGCTGACGAGACGACCATGGGGGTTTATAACCCTCATTTGGTTTAAGTAGAAGTTTTTAACATGGTAATTGTCTGATGAGTAGAAGTTGCCACCAATCTTGAATGAGAAGTCAAACCCACATAATATATACTCGTCGTATTTAATAACTGAAGATGTATATACGATCATTGAGTTAGAGACATTTGACCCAGCTGGGATCGTATCTGGTATGCCAGATAATTTACAAAACTCCTTCTCAGACTCAATATTGTCTTTATTTACATAATAGGTCTTCGGGCCTTTCCAATTTGCCCCCCAATTAGGGTTTCCACAGATATTACTTACCATAATAATGTCCTTTGTGTATTTAAGCCAAGGCTCACAGTACAATTCAAAAGACACATTGGCATCAGCTGTAAACATGTAGTCAGGGATTATTCCATTGTCAATCAGTGTGCCAAATGTTTTATCTATACAAAGAACATCAATTTTATCCCGGTGTGATTTAATCGTTTCAAGTTGATCATCTAGTGAAGCACCCCCGGACACACAAACTGCGACTTTTCCCGTACCTTGGTACATAAGTTCCTTCATATGTACATTCATGAATTCCCTATTTATTTCTGTATTATATCTCCACTGAGGACCCCATGTATTGTACGCTCTCTTTGATTGTTCTAGTGATTCTTCTGCTGTTACTTGTGCCATTATATTTCTATTCCCCTTTTGTCTCTTACCATTTGGTCATATCCCCTGGCCAGTTCATCATGACAAGACTCACAGCTTCTTAATATATTTTGCATCAGTTTTATCGCGGATTTCTTGTGAAAATGATACTGCGTGTAATAGTAATTCAATTCATCAAATGCTTCCATAAGGTATTCAATTCTTTCTGAAACTAATACTTGGGTATCCCGAACCTGAAAATCTCGCATCCATATGTCATTGAAATCTATGGGCCTTTCCTCTACATCGATTTCCTCTTCATCTTTTTTATGTTTGTGTTTTGCCATGTTTAACATCTCCTTTTAACTTATTGCTGCCTTAAAAAATTCGCCTTCTAATTTTACTGCTGATAAATGCACCCCATCCCTGTTTTTGGCACCTTCTAAGTATGCGTCGGCAAACTGAGCACTTGTGAACAAACATGTATCCCACCCATCTGAGCCATCTACCTGTGTATTTGATCTAAATATAGTCTCGATGTTCCTTGCAAATGTTTGTACTTGTTTGTCAGATGCATCTGAACCATCTTGCTTATATACGAAGGCTGTAATGTTAATGCTTGTGGTTATGTCTCGTTTTATAGATACTGCTCCCCCACCTATTGATGTGGTTCCCAATTGTGAAAACTCTTCTTCTTTTCCAATGAGCTCAACATACGCACTTGGGTATTCACTTGCATATGTTGGTATCTTTGATGGGTCGCCTATTTTAATTCGATTGTGTATATTGTCTGATGCGATTGGATAATCAACACTCATCGAAGCTACTAGCGTAGAAACGGTGGATGTAGCACCTAAAACAGAATGTACATTTTCTAGTAGTGCTCTGTAGTCATATGCCATTATAAATCACCCACGTAATGCTTGCCAACCAATTTTTCTATTAAATTGTCTGCTTTCTTGGAGATCCATAAAAACTTTCGTTCAGGCACATTCCCTGTTCCATTATTATGAGCCCCGGCATATTCTAAGCGTGAACCTACCCTAGCGGTATTCTTTGTGTGCTTAAGTATTAATGATGCTCTAAGCAATCCAGTGTCTTGTAATATCTTGTGACCCCTAGACTTATTCTTACCAACACGCCTACGCTTAACTGTCTTGGGATCCAGTTGTTTCCATTTGCCATCTGGCCCCTCTTCTTGCTTGAAATGATTAAGAATGTCTTTGTGCATGATAATTGAGGTTAACCCCATTAGTCTATTTGTCGATCTGGCATTCTTAGTCATTCTATTAAGACGCTTTTTCAATTTTTTAAGATCTATTTTAATCTCTGTTTCAGTCTTCGCCATTCTAAAACCTGTCGGTCGCTATATCTGATAATCTATCTGGGTCAACTCTCCATGATGTTGATGTGTCTAATCCGAAGGCTAGCGTGTAATCTTCTGTGTTGCTAGTTATTACAGTTCTCGTGGATCGCTCTGATATTATATTCCCTGATGTATCAACGAGGTCTATATCTCCATCCTTGATTTCCTTAAGCATGTCCATTGCTTTATCGACAAGTTCTTCTTGCCACTCTGATGTATTATGGGAGTCTCTCATAAAAGAAGATCGATAAGCATATCCAGCACTTAAGTCTTCTGCTATAGTAATGATGTAGGGGGGGACAGTGGTAAATGGAAGTCCATAACGCCGAGCAATAGATGCATTAACAACGGACTCAGCTCTTGTGATATTGTCTGATAAGACGGTATCAAAAGTGGTGCTGGATTGTGGAAATCCAGGGAACCGTGCCTTCATGTTTGTCGTATTGGCGTATGACCCCATTTAGTCTACTTTTTCAATTGAATCTAGTCGTCGAGATACGTTCCTTGATGTTCTGGTGACTTTAAATGTTTTTATTATTGTCATTCCTTTATGATTCCGGATCTTCTCTGTTTCATAAGTAACTGATTTAACCGTATTATCAATTTTAGAGGGGTCTGGTCTTCCTGGTTGCCGTTTACTAGATACAATTACTTTTGACCCAACTGGCCCATCTACCACGTTATTTGGGTTTACTGATTCTGGTTCTTCATCCGATTCGTCATCCGGCTGGTTTTCCTTTAGAAGAGTGTAGAGCGTCTCATATGGTGCATCCACATCAAACTCAAGCCCCAAATTATCCAATTTATCAATCACATCTGCTTTTTTTATTCGTTTCATTATTTGCCTCCATTTTTAGGGGGGGGGGGAAGGTAAGATCAGTTCCTTCCCCCAAATCCTTTTAACTAGTTAACACCACGTACTAAATACGCTGCTGAAGTCGCTACAGGTTTTGTAACGAAGAATGAGTTAACTTCGACCCAATCCCCTTCACGTTCATCATTCCGGTATTTCTTTACGCTAAAAGGCATTTCTTTACGATCTTGCTTGAAGAACGTTTTAAGCGCTGATGCAGTTCTCAGGCTTGGAGTTGGACTATTGTAACCAATCCATGCGTCTGTATCCCATATATATGACATGGAATCTGCAGCACCCTCTCTTGCTGTATTATAGACAGCTTCCCCAACATGTAGTTTTGAAATTCCTAACGTGGCTTGAATAATATCCTTGCTTATTATTCCCCGCTCAGAATATTTGATCCTCTCTAAGATGTTAGGATGATTTTCAAGACCTTGCATGATTGGAAACCCAATTATCATGTCAGTTGGTTTCTTCCCTGAGTTTTGCAATATGACAGTGGTCGCTGTACTCACGTCTCCAATGGGATCTGACGTTGTCGTCAATGTTGTCCATTTGATTGTACTTGTTAAAGAATGTGAATTTCCTGCTGCTGTGGATGTAAGAACTGTCTGCATTGCCTGTAATTCTTTTTTTAACAATATCCGCTCAGTTAGATTCTCCATTGCATCCACATCCGGGGCAAGCGGTGAATCTGCATTTGATCTATCTCTGTCCGATACTAGATCACGCAATGAATGACGCTCTAGTTGATAAGTGGATGTAGATAGTGTGTATTCTGCTTCGTTTGCTGGGGCTTTGTTTGCTCTGATCGTTTCAGGGATTCTGAAATGATCACGTCCATAGACGTAATAAGCATCTGTTTCTTTTGCTACGGGAACTTGTGGTATTGCACTTGTTGCAATAAACGCACTAGACTCGTTTGCATATCTAACCGAAAGATTAGATAGTGGGGTGTCGATTTGATGAAGGCCTTGGCCTGATGCATATGGCATATTTTTTATCTCCTTTCGATTATGATGTCACTGTCGTAGTAATTGCTTGACTAAAACTTGGGTTAATAAATACTTGGCTTACGGTCCCTGTTCCTGCGCTGATACCTTGGATTTGACCAAGAATATATGCTGATCCTGATGTGAGATCTGAAACGGTTCTCGCTTGAACCCGTAATGTTCCCCAAGATGTTGTAGTGTCTGTATCAAAACTTACGTAATCACCGATTGCGGTTGCTGTGTTAGCTCCTGAAAACTTTACTTTGCTATA